AGCCTTCGGTACTGCCGCTAGCGCTGGTGCAGAAGCTACTCATGCATTAAAAGAGATTACTCTAAATGCTTACAAAGTAGCTACAAACGAATACGTTGCCTACGAAGAAGAAGAAGACGCTCTACTAGCAATTATGCCTGTTATCCGTGACGCTATGGTTCGCCGTGTTGCTCGCGCTGTTGACCGTGCTATGTTACGTGGTGCAGGTACAGGTTCTGACCCAGTTAAAGGTCTATCAGCATACGACGCAGTAAGCGCTGTTACTCTAGATATTTCTGATGCTGCTAAGATGACTGTTGCCAAGTTACAGCTTCTACGTCGTGATCTAGGTGCATGGGGTCTTGATCCAAGCGAACTAGTTTACATCGTAAGCACAGAAAACTACTACGATCTATTAGAAGACGCAAGTTTCCTAACAGTTGATAAAGTTGGTCAACAAGCCACTTTACTAACAGGTCAAATCGGTGCAATCGGTAACACTCCAGTTATCGTAAGTGCTGAATTTGCTGACAAAGCTGCTGACGCAGTTGGCGCTATCTGCTTAAACCCAGGTAACTTCCTAGTCGGTAATCAGCGTGGTCTACGTATTGACACTCAAGACTTAGTGGAAACACAACGTCGTGTTATGGTAGCTAGCCTACGTACTGGTATGACACAAGTTACAACTAATTTAGGTGCTGGTGTTTCAGCTCTACGTTACGTAGCTTAATTAAGTTGACAAGGAACTTCGGTTCCTTGTCTTTTAAAAGGATTTTTTAAGTCCTTTTAAAAGACAAGAAAGGTAAATATGGGATTAAATCTTACAACAAAAGCAGACTATAAGACCTATGCTGGAATTAAGAGTACTAATGAAGATGCTGTAATTGATTTCATTATTCCTAAGATTTCTGAGTTAATTAAAACATACTGTAATAGAACATTTGTCGACTACTGGTCGAGCCCAAATACCGAGGTATTTAACGGCGATGTAAATAAGTTCATTCTTAAAGAAACACCAATCGTAGCAATTAGTAATGTTCAGATAAGTACTAACTATGGCCAAACTTGGACTGATTTAGTTCAGTACAAAGACTGGGTACAAGATGGAGATACCGTCTTAAGCTTAGATAGCTCAGGATACTTTCCTAAGTTAATCAGAGGCTATAAAGTTATTTATACAGCAGGCTATAACGACGTACCTGCAGATTTAGAAGCAGCAGTTTTGGATTTAATAACTTACTATCGCAGACAAGATAGCGCTATTCATAGTTCTAAGTCACCTGGTACAAACACAGTGCAAATTGAATATATTTCTACAACTAGTTTACCAGCACATATTAAGCGTATTTTAGACTTATATAAGGCAGACTATACGTAATGGCTACCGGAAGTATAACTCTTAAAGATCTAATAAGTACTTTAGATAAAGACATAAGAGCACAGTTATTATTTGATACTCGCAAGCTAGACTTAGATAAAAGACCTCATGTACTTGATATTTCTTATAATAGTTTGCTAGTTAATAATAAAGAAAATATCTTAGTTAATTTTGATGAGTTACATAAGAAATTCCTTGAAGTTGTGTCAGCTAAAGCGACTAGAAAATATTCTTCAATATCGCTTATACCTCCAGAACACTTCCTGGGCTCAAAACCTTATTTAGTATATATAGATGGCGGGAAAGACACACAGCTATTATTAGCAATGTCCTATGACGCAATACAAAAATTCATACGAGATGTAGTTAGAGATCCAAAACTAGTAGATACTGCTTTTGGTATTAAAAAGATAAGAAAACCAGACTATCCCGGAGAAGCCGAGGAAGACTGGAGAGTTACGCAAGAGGTGAGTTTACTAGATATAGGACATATACCTAGTAATGCTTCGGAATATTTTGTATCTCCGTTAGCAGAAAAGATAGGCCGGATTGCGGATATACTGGAAATTAGAGGATACACTAAAGCCACAACTCTTGCAACAGATATGCTTGACGAGATAATGAGTATTCAAGCTGATTTTGATTATTCCTTTAGAAATAGTACTCCTGAAGTATTTAAAGGTGTGGAAAAATTATTTGGTACTGTATTTGTTGCTGTAACTATTCAAAGATCTGAAGTTAACCAAAAAGACTTTGGAGCTAGAGAGCTAAAGATCTTTCAGAGTTTCCAAGAGAATCTAGCCATACTGTTAGCGGATAAGAAGTTAGTACAAAAGTACCTGGGCGTAAGTGGTTCAAATACTATATTACAAGATATAGGTAAAGCTGTAGCTAGTTTAATAAAAACTGGTAAAGTCAAGTTAAAACCTCACGCACCACAAAAAGGTCCTAAAGGTAAGTCTTTAATTATTGGTACTAATAATAAACTACCAGCCAGTACGGCAGTTAAAGAAAAAATACCTCGACCAGCTCCTGTAAAAGAACAAAAGTTAACAAGCACTGTGAGTTTAGCAAAGTTATTGCTACTACTTAATCAACAGTTACAAGATGTAATAAGTGCTAATATGGGTAACGGTAACCGCAGAGATATTCTTAATTACCGTACCGGTAGATTAGCTGGATCTGCTAAAGTAGACTCTCTATCTCAAAGCAGACAAGGTATGATTACCGCTTTTTATACTTATATGAAAAGCCCGTATGCAACCTTTAGTCAGGGTGGTCGCCAAGAGTTACCAAAGTCCCGAGACCCTAAATTGCTAATATCAGCATCAATCAGAGAAATTGCTGCACAGCAAGTAACTAACAGATTAAGGGCCGTACTAGTATGAGTCGTAGAACATCAATAACAACAGCAATAGCTGCGAAATTAAACACAATAAATGGACAAGGCGTATATACTACTAACTTGTTCAATAATGCCTATGCAAAGCTAAAATTTTGGGATGAAGTTAATGATTTCCCCTCAGTTTACATATCTCCTGGAATGGAACAACGTGAGTATCATTCCGGAAATTTTGCTTGGGGAATGTTGGGAGTATGTGTGAAAGTTTACTGCAAGGGTGAAGATTCGCAGCAACAGCTGGAAAACTTGCTCTCAGACATAGAAACTTGCATAGATGCAAATCGTCAACTACAATACAGTCCTGATACAAATCAGGACAATAGTTTTTTTGAAACAACAGAAATTTTGGTTCAAAGTATAACAACCGACGAAGGGCTATTGGCCCCTTATGCAATCGGTGAAATTAACTTACAAATCCGCTATCAGGTAACGTAAGCAACCATGCAGAAGGTACTAACAACAGATAAATGTCTAGTTTATGTACTAAAGCATTAACAAAAAGGAAATGAAATGGCATTTAATTTAATTCGTAACGCCAGAGTATTCTTTACTACAAAAGTTGATTCTTTTGGGGTAGTTTCTACAGGAGCCGGAGCCGGCCTTGATATGACTACTTCAGACACCTTTGAAATTCAAGTATTGGATGGTCTAAGTTTTACTCAGAACACAACAACAGAAACAATTACGTTAAACGAAGCTGGTGGAACACCTAATCGCGGACAACGTAACTTCAACACAGCTTTAGAGCCAGTTGACTTCTCTTTTAGCACATATATTCGTCCACGAGACGCTCAAAGTGCAGAAGGTACTCACCAAGTTACCGCAGAAGAAAGACACTTGTGGAACGCTATGTTTGGTCAAGTTGCTTTAGCCGGTAGTTATAACGCTACAGGCACAACAGCCTGGACAGATAGCGCCTCAAACGCCAGTACAACTACATACGCTGTAGCCACATTAGCACAATCAAATAAAAATCAACTATTACCATTTGGTTTAATTATCTGTTTAGATGACGCCACATTTGTTATTGACAACTGTGTTATGGATTCTGCAACTATGGACTTCGGTCTAGATACTATCGCCATGATTCAATGGGCCGGAAAAGCCAGCGCCATTCGTCAATTCGGTAAAACTAGTTTAGCAGACAACAGCGGTCTAAAGAAAACAGTTGCTACATCAGCTAGCGACAGCATCTTTATCGGTGAAGCAGTATTAAAAGATACAAAAGCAGCTTACCTAGCTAACAAGCTAAGCACTGTTACTCTATACAAAGACATTAACGGAGCTACAACTGGCCCATACGATATTGCCTTAACTGGTGGTAGCGTAACGATTGCCAACAATGTTACATACCTAACACCAAGTAATTTAGGGGTTGTTAACCAACCAATTACATACTTTACTGGTACTCGTAGTGTAACAGGTTCTGTAAACGCATACTTACGTACAGGTACATTAAGTGCAACCGCACTATACAATGCACTTATTACTGCAAGTGTTAGCGATGTTAACCCAGCCTATAACCTAAAGATGAGCATCGGTGGTACAGCAAGCGCACTAACCCGCGTTGACCTAGT